TCCTACTTTGAGGACACTGTGCTACTTGCCAATGAGATGAACAGGTATCACCAACTCGACAGTCGTATGCAGTATGACTTCCTGCGAACAGCAGTGCGCAAACGCAAGCGATTCGGCAAGTGGATGAAACCCGAGCAAAATGATGACATCGAGACTGTGATGGAGCACTATAACTACTCACGAGAGAAAGCAGAGGCAGTGATCGATTTGATCTCGCGCGAGTCCATTGATAAGATGCGTACCCTAAAAGGCGGTAAGACTAAATAAAGGATAATAATATTTGTTAATGGATTATATCATATGGAACCCGTATCATGGACCCCAGCAGATATGCTGGAGATTACGCTGAATGAACCAGACGACTTTTTAAAGGTAAGAGAAACGCTGACTCGTATTGGTGTCTCCTCTCGCAAAGAGAAGAAACTGTTTCAATCTTGTCATATCTTACACAAGCAGGGGCGATACTTCATCGTCTCATTCAAGGAGTTGTTCCTTCTCGACGGGAAGAAAGCAAACCTTGAAGAGTCTGACCTCGCTCGCCGTAACACAATTGCCACTCTGCTCAGTGACTGGGGACTAGTCAATATCATTGACTCCTCCAAGTGCAAGGATAAAGCACCACTGAGGACCATCAAGGTCGTATCCTTCCGTGAGAAGTCTGAGTGGGAGTTGTGCCAAAAGTATAATATCGGGTTCCATAACAGGCAAAATTAATGATTGATGCTTTTATATTATGTGACTTTGATAATCCTCTGTCAATGCGATATGTCGAGCACTCGCTCGAGTCTTTCAAACCCGTAGAAGATATCGTCAACATTACGCCAGTGCAGTGTGACACTCCTGCCACCACCCCCATCCTTCATCCCGCGATACATCGCCCGTTCAAGGATGAAGATTACGCCAAACTTCCCAGTTGGATCGACTTGCAAGACCCGACCGATGAACTGAGGGAAAGGCACATTGGTGGGGCATTCTATGATGTTCCGGAATATAATGCTATAGCATATTCTCACCTGAAACTGATCAAGCGAATCGCCGAAGGTGAACCGATCGCGATTATGGAGCACGATGCTGCTCTGATCAACGAGGGCACATTCCGCGAGATGATTGACGAGTGCTGGGACGAGGTTGACTTCTTCATACCTGGAACTTGCATGGAGTTTTATGGCATGTCGCAACGGTTCGCCACCGCGATATATGATCACATGTACGATCTCCCCCCATATCCAGGGAGACATTATTCTGGATTCTTCGGAGTGGCATGCAATCACCACCACGAATTCATACCAGAGGCAGATCTATTCCTCATGCCTTCCAAGGCGCTCCAGGATGTCGACAGAAACTTTTTGTGCAACATTATGAACTATGGTGCGTCGGGAAAGGGACTCCAGAGTTGGGAACCAGCGTGTAAGCAATTCTTATATCAAGACAAAGACAAAAACCGTTTGAACACCAACTATGAGGATTACATAGAGGGTAAGGGTGTCTGGGAACATATGGGCATCCAAGGTGGACCCACTTATGACGAATGCTTTGTCTATCTTGATCCGGATGTCGACTAAATAACGGCACAAGGAGAAATACTATGGCAGCAGAACCAGATCCCATATACCGCCTCGACGGTCTACCCGATAGCGCATCGTCGTATGTCGACACTCAAGGCGACCTCGTGATACCCTCGATGGTATCATTCAATCAGAGATTCTACAACGAAACTCAGTTCCTCGGCGGTGTAGTCTTTGACAGTGTATCAGTCACTGGTCTCGAGTCTATCACGACTATAGGTAATGTCGATGTTGGTGGGGACCTCGAGGTGACTGGTGACGTCAATGTAAATGGTGCCCTTGAACTCTCGAGTGGCACGAGGGTGAACAGCATTTCGACTGGCGTTGGCGACCCTGGTACTGATGACGTCCTAGTAACTGAGGCAGCAGTCAGGTCGTTCGTCGAAGCATACGTTGCGCAGTCACTTCAAGGATATGCGACACAAGCATACTCTGATGGCAATGCTGTGTGGGCGAAAAACCAAGCAATTGCTTCATCAAATGCCTACACCGATGCTGCCATCGCCGCACTGCCAAGTCCGTCTCCTCCCTCGGACAGCGATAATCCTTGATATTTGATTCTACTTGCTTATAATAGTACTCTAACATGGAGTATGTGAATGAAGTTTTACACAAATGTTTGCCGTATTGGCAACTCAATTTGTTATCGTGGTTATGAGAATGGTGAGAGGGTACAGTTCCGTCAAGGATTTGAACCCTTCATGTACATCCCTGCCAAAGAAGGCACAGGTGATCTCCGCACTCTTGACGGTCGTGGTGTTAAGGAACTACAGTTTGACTCTCTGAAGGAGGCGACTGAGTTCTGGAAGAACTATGACAACATCGACTCGGTTGAGGTCCACGGTAACAATAACTTTGGTGCGCAGTTTATCCAGCGCATGTATCCCGACGAGATCAAGTACGATCCCGCACACATCAAGGTCGCCAATATCGATATCGAGGTGGCGTCCGATGACGGATTCCCCGAACCTGAGCGTGCCGACTGCGAAGTGCAGTCCATCTGTCTGAAGTTTCACGGTCGCCGTGGATTCTTCATTTGGGCACTTGAGGACAAATACGATGCCGCTGTGAACGAGATCGGTCTGCCACCAGAGGACATCTACTTTATCAAGTGTGATGGCGAACTTGATCTGCTGTTAAAGTTTATCAAGTTCTGGTCGCACAAGGACACGTGTCCTGATGTGGTCACTGGTTGGAACGTCAGACTGTTTGACCTGCCGTATCTCATCAACCGCACCAACAAACTGATTGGTGGCGAAACCTTCAAGAAGTTCTCACCTTGGGGTTATGTGAAGGAACGCGAGATCGGTATCATGGGTCGAAAGCAGCAGGCATATGACCTGTTTGGTATCGAGCAACTTGATTACTGGGATCTCTTTCAGAAGTTCGGCGTCTACTCCTACGGTGTGCAGGAGTCATATAAACTCGACCACATCGCCAACGTGGTGCTGGGCGAGAAGAAACTCTCGTACGAGGAGTTTGGTAATCTGTACACTCTGTATAAAGAGGACTATCAGAAATTCATCGACTACAACATCAAGGACGTGCAGTTGGTTGAGCGCATTGACGAGAAGATGGGACTCATTGACCTCGCCATGACCATCGCCTACAAGGGCGGTTGCAACTATCAAGAGGCATTTGGTACAACGCAGTTGTGGGACACCTACATCTATCGAGAACTATGTAAGCGAAAGATCGTCGTGCCTCCCAAGAAAGAGAATGGTAAGGTCGACTTCGGTGGTGGTTATGTGAAGACACCACAGGTTGGTCGCCACTCTTGGATTGTATCCTTTGACCTCAACTCTCTGTATCCGCACCTGATTATGCAGTACAACATGTCGCCCGAGACCATCGTATCAACTCGCACCAACGGTGTCAATGTCGACAATTGCCTCGACCAGACTCGTCCTGATCCCAAGTCGAACCATGACTGCCTCGCTGCTAACGGTGTACATTTCCGTAAGGAAGAGCGTGGCGTGATTCCCTCGGTGATTGATGTGCTGTATGCCGAACGAAAGTTGATTAAGCAGGAGATGTTAAAGCAGCAGTCACTGGTAGAGGCAGGCGACCCCACCGCTGAGAAACAGATAACGAAACTCGACACTCAGCAAATGGCGATTAAGATTATGATGAACTCGCTTTATGGTGCACTCGGCAACAGGTGGTTCCGTTACTATGACATCCGGATGGCAGAAGCAATCACTTGGTCTGGTCAGTTGTCGATTCGATGGGCAGAGCAGGCAGTGAATGACTACATGAACAAGATCGTCGGTAGCGATGATGTTGACTATGTGATCGCGATCGATACTGACTCCGTGTATGTCAACTTCGGTCCCCTTGTCGAGAAGATGGGTCTGACAGAAACCGACCAGATTGTCAAGGTCATCGATCAGATAGGTCGTGAGAAGTTCGAACCCTTGTTTGAGTCATCGTACAATACTCTCGCTCAGTACATGAATGCGTATGAGAACAAGATGGTCATGGGTCGTGAGGCAATCGCCGACACTGGCATCTGGACTGCCAAGAAGCGATACATCCTCAACGTGCACAATAACGAGGGTGTGCAGTATGCTGAACCCAAACTAAAGATCATGGGTATCGAGGCAGTCAAGTCCTCGACTCCTGCCTCTTGCCGTGATGCACTCAAGGCACTGTTCAAGGTAATCATTTCTGGTAGCGAGCAGGATACGCAGGACGCCATCGCGTCGTTCAAGTCACACTTCATGACTCTACCTGCCCATGAGATTGCGTTCCCACGAGGCGTCTCTTCCCTGAGCAAGTGGAGGGATGCTGCTGACATCTACAAGAAGGGGACGCCAATCCATGTACGTGGTTGCCTGCTGTATAACAACGTGCTGAATGAGATGAAACTGACTCGGAAGCACACGGTGATCAAGGAGGGCGAGAAGATCAAGTTCGTCTACCTCGACCCCAAAAATCCGATCAGAGAGAATATCATTGCCTTCCCCGATTTCCTTCCCGAAGATCTCGGACTCAATCAATACGTTGATTACCAACTGCAGTTTGAGAAGGCATTCATGTCGCCCGTTGAACCGATACTGGAAGCGATCGGTTGGACAGCAGAGAAGGTGGTATCGCTCGAGGATTTCTTCGGATGAATTACTCACTGACAATCTTCAAGTCGGCATACGATAACAAGACGCACCGCACCATGGACTTCGAGACATGGGAGGACTTTACCCGACTGCTATACAATCTGTCTCAACGACCCCTGCCAGACAAGCAGTCAGCACAGTTGATCAGTCCTGCGATCTATGAGATGGGCACCACTCGTGCCAACAAGAACGTGACTGAGTGGGGTCACTGGGCATGCGTTGATATTGATGAGGGGATAGAAAGTGTTGATCAAATTGTTGATAGGTTTACAGGTACTCGTTGTATTGTATACAGTACTGCTTCATGTACACCTGATAAAATTAAACTCCGTGTTGTCTTCGATCTATCTCGCCGAGTGCAGGCAGACGAGGTCCGAAAGTTTTGGTACGCTCTTAATAAATGGTGCGGCGATCTTGGAGACGCGCAGACAAAAGATTCTTCGCGAATGTATTATATACCAGCATCGTATGCTGGCGCTTATAATTTTATCCACGATCTGTCTGATGGGCAACCTCTGGATGTGGATCAACTAATACGGGATCACCCGTACCAAGAGAAGTCAGGTAACTCGTTCCTTGACTCTCTTCCCGAAGGTGTGAGGGAATCTGTCATTGAGCATCGCAAGAACTCATTGACGAACACCAATGTGAGTTGGGCAGGTCCGCATGACTGCCCGTTTCTCCCGAACAAGATGATCGATACATACAGAGGCATCTCCGAGACTGGTTGGTACTCGTACATGTATCGCATCATGATTGCTGTTGCGTGTAATGCGATACGCGACGGTTATCCAATCACTGCCAATGAAATCGCCAATCTGTGTCAGCAACTTGATAGAGATACAGGCAACTGGTATGAAAACCGACCACTAACAAAGGAAGCAAATGGCGCCTTGAAGTGGGCATATGCCAACTCGTTTGAGGGAGAATTTTGATGACGACTAATAAGTTTTTGAAGAGGAATGTGTACCGTGGTATCCTACACGCAGAGAAGTCACTGCTACTGTTTATCGTTGCAGGCACGGTATGGGCAGCAGGATTCGACATCGTTGATATGTTCGGCGGGCAGGGCAAAATGGCACTCGCCGACCTGTTCCTGCTCTTCATCTATGCTGAGATCCTCGGTATGGTGGGTGCGTTCTACAACGACCACCGCATCCCTGTGACGTTGCCGATCATTATCGCCATCACTGCGTTGACTCGGATGATCATCCTGACCACCAAGGGTACTGAACCAGTCAACATTATCTACGAGAGTGTGGGCATCCTCGTCCTCGCTGTCGCAGCATTTATACTGACGCAGAAAGAACGTGTTAGTCTCGCTAAAATAGGAGTAGAGAAATGAAATACTTAATACTGCCACTGGCACTGCTATCAGCAACTGCATTCGCAGACTATCCCACCTTCAACTCAAAGGGTACTGCCACGACAAGAGAGCGGTCAAAGGAGAACGCACTCATTGCCGCACATTTCGAGTGTGGTCGCAAGGGACTATGGGCAGACCTGACCACTGCCGTCTACACTGGCACTGACCAGTATCGAGATGCAATCTCGGGCAGCAGCAAACGCATCACCAAGTATGCCACGACAGTCAAGGGTGTCTGTGGTCCTGACTATCTCAAAGACATTCCGGAGGTTGTAGAATGAATGCACAATACTGGCAAGAGAACGG